GATGCTGTAGGGGCTGCCCATGGCGGTTTCCAAGCTGACCTGCCCAGCCGTCGCCATCCAAGAACCATCCGCAGGCGTTAGACTCTGCGTCCAAGCCACCTTATTTAGAGGCACACTTTTGTCCTGCGCACCGTAAATTGTGACTTTATTGCGGACAGCGATGATTTCCTTCCAGTACTCATACGCCTCGATTTTGTCGGTTAAGCTGACGGGGCTGGTTTTGGTTCCTCTGGGAAAAAACTCGAATTTCCCATCAGGCATCGTACGAAAATCAAAGCCGATGACGCCCTGTTTGTCGCTTTCTGCAGCGATTTTCTGCAGCAAATCCCACACTTGGGCATCCTGAACTTTAAGGTCCGTGAAAGTGGTATCCGTGTCCTCAACCAGCTCGACGCTGCCACGTACATGGCTTATCCCCGAATAGTAATCCAACAGGTCTTTGACTATGGCTTCACCCTTGTAGCCACTATAATCTTTAGTCACGGTTTGACGAAAGAGCTTCTCGCCCCAGCAACGTCCAGCCACACGCACATAATGCTCCGAAGGCGTAGACGAAAAACGGATGCTCTCCGTCCTTGTCGTGATTAGCTGAGGGACCGTGGCGCCTCTGCCAATGCAGATGTAACCATCTTGACCAACATTAAGCGGATAAGCACCGTTGGGGCTGTATTTGCCGTCCCAGTTCTGCAGCAAAAGTTCCCAGCTGCTCACTTCTTTAGTGGCGCCCAGATGCAGCAACGCCTCAACCACATCGGCTTGGGGAACACCGACAGAGCCCAACGCAACCGTCAACGCAGGCGGATTAACACTCACTACTCGACGCCCCTCCGATAGAACGCCGCATCTGAACCGCCGCCACGGGAACCAGACGTCAGCGCCGATTCACCTGCCCTCTGAATACTACGCGAACGATTGGGCGTCTCAGATGCTGCAGTGTTAAAGTTCTGGACGCTGGCGGTAGCTTGGTTCATGCTGTTAGCAAAAGTCCACATGGCAGCGGCAGCCGCAACAATCACCGCTATGCCAACACCCGTTAAAGCCAGAAATGTCCCGTAGCTTATGTTTAGGGCGTTCTGTGCAGCAGTGGTTACCCAGCAGGCGGCAGAATACACTTTCTGAGCCACCGCGACCCCGGTGCTTGTACGTAGGAACATGCCCATAACCGTGACGACGGACATGGCGGAGTTGAAAACCCGCATCTCCGCATCGCCCAGTAAACCGAACTGGTTGGCCACGTAGCCGATGGCGACGCCTGAAGCGCCCAGCCCAGCCAGCGCAGACCCTAAACTTTTCACACGCGCCGCCAAGCTCTCAGCGTCTGATTGAATCCTGTTAAACTCGGCGCTCGCACGATTCACGGCACGAACGGTTAAGGCAATTTCTCGAAAACTCATAGTCCTGCCTCCGTTTTGGCTTGTTCAACAGCTGAGACAATGACGGCTTCGAGTTCAGGCAAATACTGCTGGACTGCAGGGTACAGGTAGGGCTGCGCCTGCATGTACTTGGTGCCTAACTCAACAAACAATGCATAAGCGGCGTCGGCTCCGATTTCTGCTACCCACTCTTTGACCCGTGCATAGATGGTGCTACGGAGATAGCCTGTGACCATGGGCGCGTTCTTTACGGCTTGCGCTTTAACGTCGGCAGCCCAGCTAACCAAAAATCTGTGAACCTCCCGCTGCATGCCTGAATCGAGCTTTTGCAAAGCCGCTTTGAATTCTTCTACGCCTTCAACATCGCAGGTTACTTCTAGCGCCGTCGTGCTTCACGCTCCGCCTTCCGCCTTTCTTCCTCTGCCATCTCATCCATCACGCTCAAGATGTGACAAAACTCCTGCACTGTCCTTGCTGGCTGCTCTGCGAGCTCTGTGGGTGTCCAGCCGAATTCTTTGCATAGCCGAAACTCGACAAGAGCGCTGTGCGGTTTTCCTCGTCTAACTGCTCTAGTAAAAAACGCAAATCCTCACGCGACATGCCATTTAGTTTGTTGACTATTTTAGAGAAAAGTTCTCCAAGCTCAATTGGGACGCCGTCTTCTTCGCTCAGCAGCTTCTCAAGCGTTACTGGCTTAGACGCAGGCTGACCATGCAAACTCGCCATGATAGTCTCCGCTTGGATAGCGACAAAGTCGCTGCTCTCCACGTCCCCGCTCAATCGGTTGTACTTGGTGTATTTTTGGATGATGCGGTTCCGCTTCGCCCACGTAATCTCAGCAAACACGTAGGTGCCCCTGTATTCCTCGCCGAATCGGTTGTCAAGCTCTATTTTTTCGGTGCGCATACTCAATCATCTCCATAGTTGCAATTCGGTTTCTAACAGCGGTGTTGACGTCCTCAAGCACGATGTCCTGCATCCACTTCGGCAACCTGAGAATTCGAACGCCCAGCGTCTCCCATGTTTTGAGCCACTTCCTGCGCAAAGCAGCTTCCCGACCAAAATTCTCCAAAACCTTCACTTCCATTTCTGTTCCCTCCTTGACTATGAAATCGTGAGCGGTCCCCGCGCCGTAAACGGCACCTTAGCGTAAATCAAATCCTCAGCTTTCCCGCTCAAGCTAAAGTCATCCCATTTAGTGTGCTCCACAGAGACTTTGTTGGCTCCGCCAAGACCGAACTCCAAGCTGGACTGCTCGATGTCGGCTAAGATGTCGTCGGCTTCCTGCTTACTCTCAAACTCGAACGTAAGCTCACCAGTTAGAAGCCGCTTGCCCCATGGCAGATACTTGGCGATGTGCCCGTTAACTGACCTTATGACTGGGACGGGTTTGCAGGAATTGTCAATCTGCAGCTTCCAAGAAGTAACCCGTTCACAGGTTACGCCTCCGATTTTGACGTAGCTTTCGCTCCCAGAAACCGCGCCAGCATACTCAGTGTACGTGGCGCCAGTGATTTTTGCGGTTCCGACTTCGACGTCTTGGGCTGAAAACTCTGCGTCACACTCTAAGATGTCGTCGATGTCGCATGTTAGGACTGCCTTGTTGAATCGTGCGCCCTTGTAGAGTAGGCTGATTATGTCGGTGGCAGATACGAAGAGGTTCTTGTAGTAGAGCACTTGCAGAGAAAGGCTCACGTTTAGCTCCTGCTTAACGTACTGCAGAAGGTTGATGAGTGCGTCTGAAGGCAAAGGATACTTTACCCGCAGGACTGGCTGCCGCAAACCCCGCTTAAGCGCCGCTACGTCCACTGAACCAGTGCCAGCTACGCGGATATTGTTTGGGTTTATGTCGGGCTCCACTAAACTGCACGAATGGCCAAGCATCGCTGGGTTTGTTGGGACTACGCCGAAGGTGCCTTCGGTCACGTAGAAGAACTTTTCTTGGTTGCTGTGATAGGTGTCCACCATGTTTTTTCACCTGTGACTATGAGGTAGCTATGGACTCGAAGAGCCACGCCACGATTGTGATTTCTTCCTTGTACAGGAAGGGCTTAACGTCGACGACGTCGACGTCTCGGTAACTGTGAACATCGCAGAACGTTATGCCATGCACGTCAACGGTTGCTTGCACAAAATCGCAACTCAAAACGGCTGGCGAGACCCCATCTGACGGGTTGGTGGTTCTTGCCAAGAGGTACAGGAAGCCGTCGTCGTTGACGTAGTTGGTGAGGTTAGACGTCAAAGTGACAGTGAGGGTTTCGTCGGTGTCTGAAACGCCACTCTGCGCGTTACTCCAAACGCCTGCCGCGTCGTCCCAGACTTTTAGGGTAACGCCGTTCCCCAATGGAGACAGCCCGAAACCTTCAAACGACAAAACTACACGCTTTAAACACTGCTTTCTGGGTTCGTTACGGGCTTCTCCAGTTTTGGCGCCGATTTTGAAGCGAAAAAGCATTAACGCACCAGTGTTTGGAGCGGCGGCGCTTATCGAGTGGCGGTTGTCGTTGCTTGCCCAAAGCTTAGGGTACTCTGAGTTATCAAGCTCACTCCAAAATACGCTTGTGGGTTGTGGTTCCCCCTCTGCGGTTGCATCGTAGGCTTTATGGGTTGTAGAAGTATCGTATAGAGGATAATAATAGAAGAATGTTCTATTTGGCAGGTTACGGTTTTGGGGAATAACCAGCAGCAACTGCTCAAGCACCTTATCACGCATGACCCTACCGACGTTTGCGCTTGGAGATTGCTTGTCTATGGTTGTTATGGTTGCTCGAAGTGAGTAGATGCGCCTTCTGAGTTTGCCGTCTAATGTGTGTTTTTGCTGTTGACATGGCTCAGATGTCTTGCTAATGGTGATTTGGGCGTCGATGTCTTTTAGCAGTTCCCGGTCGTAGTTTGCTTGAGAGCATAGGACACGGGCTAAGCCGCCATCATCCTTAACCACCCTAATTCTGGACTCGATTAACCGCAAAACTGTTATAACGGGGTTCTCTACTTCACTCAACTTGCGATTAACCTCCTTGCTATGCTTTTGAAGTAGAACCGTTGATTCGCAAACGTGAACGGCGTCACAGTCTGGACTTCGTAGTCTTCGCCCTGCCGCCGTATCTTATCATGCACTCGAACGGGAAGAAACGTATAAAACGCCAAGTAGTCGCTGAGGTAATAGCCTGCCTCCAGCATGACCTGCTCAGCCTTAAGCGGAGAAACAACCGCTAACAGGTCTAACGGCTCCCCATACGTTACAGTAGCAGCGGCTTCTCGGACAGGATAAAGCGTAACGGCTTCGCCTTTGCTTCTCAAAATCTTGGCAAACTGGGTTGCGGGTTCCTCATAGTTTAGGAACAGCTGTGCTATCCAGCAAACCGTCGCCATGGCCCACTTATTCTCCACAAAGCCGTAGTCTGCGTGCTTGACGCCCCAGAACATGAACTCCGCCGCATGTTTGCCGATGACTTCGACGCTTAACTTGAGGCTGGGTTGGTCGTGGTTTCTGCGGATTCGCCAGAGGATTCCGCTGGTAACTGCGTCATAGTAGTCGCATGCAACGAATCTACTGACGACGTCTATGTAGCCCGCCCAACACACGGCAGGGTCATAGGCTGGATAAGTGGCGCTAGCGCGAATGTTGTTTAAGAAGTTGTAGACTCGCTGGCAAGTGAGACTCCAACCTTCCACATCGTATAAGCCCACTAAGGCGTAGGCGAATGGGTCATCATAGACCTCGTTTTCGCTTAAGCCGACTCTGTGCCATTTGCCATCCGAAGGGTCGTAATGCAGCCACAGGTTTTCTAAGCCTTCCCTGAGAAAATCAACTGCCTTGCCCATTATGCTTTGGTAAACGGCTGCGTTGGCTGTGTCGTGTTTTTCTGCCAATAGCTTCAGTCCTACTAGTCCATAGAGGCATTCAATGTCCATCTGCAGAAGCCAAGCATCCCCGATTGTCACCGCCCGTGCAAAACCGCCATAGGGTTGCTGGTCCTGCATACTCTTAAGAAAAGTGCCTCCAGCTAGCTTAGCAGCATCCAAGTACCGAGAATCGTTGGTGAGTTCATGCGCTCTGAGCAGTGAGGGTATGACTCTGCAGGCGTCTACACTATAATAGTAGGTGCTGGCTTCGCTACTTTTGAACCCGCCATAAGCCTTCCTTGCTGGGTCAGTGCATTGCTGGGTTAGAACCCAATCTGCAAGACTAACAATTTTAGCGTAGATGTCGGTTTTCCTGTCCTCGAACTGTTTAGCTGAGTACGCCTCAAACAGAAAATCGATGGCAAAGCCTGCTGCCAAGACGCCTCTGCCAAACGCTGGGTCCGGCGTATCAGGCGGGGTCACATAGACGTAGGGCGCGTAGTCCATCACAAATTGGTAATATGGTTCAGGCACGGTTCCCATGTCTACACCCTCCCAATGTAGGGTTCCCTTAAACCGTTGAGAACCCGTTCAAACTCGGATTGCAAAACACTCAAACTTGGCAACGCAGAAGTGGCGCTACTCAAGTCGCCGACACTGAAGTTTAAGCCGACCGCACTGCCACCAGTCAAGTAACAGACCGCGTAAATCGCAGCCAGAAGCGTAATAGCCTCTTTCTCGGGTTCGGTGCAGTCTGTGTAGTCGATTTCTTTAGAAAGTTCAAGCTGTAAAGCAACTGATGCACGCTTAATCATCTTCAGAACCTTAGCATCAGCTATATCAGCCTCAGAAATGTGCAGCACGTCCCGAACGTCATCCACAGAAACCCCAGTCACTTCTGGACGCCTCCATCTGCTTGGGGCTGCGTATCCCAAAGCTCCCAGCCAAACTTGACAGCGTTCTTACGGAACTCTTCCGCTCTGACCAGCCCAAGCTCAGCCGCTTTAATCAGGTCTGAGGGCACAAGCTCAGGCGTTTCGGGACTCCCAAAATTCAGCCGAACCTTCGCCTTAACCGCATCAAAACCAGCTTGAGCAACAACAACCGCAAAAATTTCCCTCTCCACTTGACGCTTGATATACCGCTGCACGGGCTTGATAAGCATGTCCTGAAGGTCTAAGGCTGCCCTAGCCGATGCTTCAGTGAACCCCGGAGTGCTGAACAGTCGTGGCAGAGGTGTTTCGCAGCCGAGGTAGAACTGGTTTACCATGTGGTCGATGTAGTACTCAAAACGTGCCCTTGGGTCAATGGTGACTGGGTAGACCCCGACGTTTTTGGCGCCGCTGAAAAGCCACTGCCCCTCCTCCGGACGATTCTTAATCGCAGACTCATACTTTTTGATGGTGTCCTCTTTCTGTCCCTCCAGTTGCACTACTACGTCGGGTCCAGCGTACTTGGTGAAGATGTTCGGCAGAATCTTTTCGATTTTCGCCTTCATCCAGGCATACGAGGGACGTTTATCCGTGTCAAGCGTTAACGTGTGCAAAAGCACCTGCAACAAACCCCCGCCAAAACCCGAGGGGACATCACCGCTAAGGCGCCAGTGAATCACAGCTTCAGGCTTGAGCTCACTTCCAGCACTACCCGTGTAGATGCTTTTAAGCTGATAACCCGTAACCTGATAGGGAAGTTTTAGGTCGGGAACACTGCTAAGCCCAATCCGCTGCACCGCATCAATCGGCATACGCAAAACATCAGCTAGCCGTTGCGGTGTGAGCTTGAGCCAGAAATCGTTTCCGCAGGCAATCAAAGGCTTAGCCATGTCATTCAAAAGCCCATCCAAGTTCACGTCTTCACAGAACCGGTCCACTGCTGCTTTCGCTTCGGAGGCTTTGTCGTATTTTTCATCGGCTGTGGTGTAGAAGCCCATGCCAACCGTGGATGCTGCCAGTAGGTCTACGCTGCTTTTGCATGTTGGGTCTCGGTCGTAAAGCTTCATAACATCCGTTAAAGGTATGCAGGAAGTGTCAAAGAACACCCTCTGCTTAGGAGATGCCACGCCTGAGGCTGGCGCATAGGAGAGTACCTCACGGATTTTCTTGAAGACTTTGCTCATGGGTTAGACCACGTGAATTTGATAGCCGCAAAAAAAGAGGAAAAGTGGTTGATACGTTGACGACGGTTAGGTCAACGTGGTTTTGATGTTGGTCATTTTGGCAATTGCAGCTGAACGCAGGATGCCTAAGCCAAACCGCGTAGTTGCACGAACGCCGTACTTGCCTGTTTTAACGTCTTCCCAGTCCTCAACCGTTATATCCCTGCGCAGAAGCATAGCTGACGCTACTCGGGTGTCTATGGCGTAGGCTGTGCCGTTAGGAACCAAAGTGCTTGCCTGAACCCTCATGCCTAAAACAGAGCCAATGCTGCCCTGCTCAATGTCGGTTTCACTGCTTGGGAAATACTGCGAGTGGATAAACTTGTCATCGTTGAGCAACTGATGCAGCTGCGTCTCGCTTACCGCCAAGACGGTGGGACGCCAGTTTTCGCCTCGAACAGCATTATGCAACGCAAGTAGTCCGCTCCAACTGAGCACGGCGTTGTTGCCGTTGATTGGTGCTCCGCCAGCCAAATCCGCATCCGCAACCGCACCATACAATGCGATTATGGCTTGGGTTTCTTTTAGCGCTAAGGCTCTGCCGACTTTCTGCACCATGTTGTCCATGACGTTCCACGTGGCATCTTCGAGAAACTCTCTTGTCCACTCCTCGGAAGCGTCAACCAATTGGTTAGTGTAGATGTCTACTGTCGTGTTCTTTTTGCCGCTTAGGCGTGTGACTGCGCCCTCAGAATAGCGGTAAGCTACAGCGTCAACGTCCAGCGGGAAGCGCTCCATGGGTTCCGACGTTGACATAACGTTGATTATGTTTCTGCCAATGAGTTCTGGAAAGGCGGCTTGCACAAGCGTGTCGTGCATTCTGCCCAATGCGCTTGTCATGTCGCTGAACAAGCCTTCTTTTATGCCCACAGCAGCGTAACGCTTCAGGAACGGGTGCTCAGTCTTCAGCTTTAGCTTCTCGTAGACCTCGTGCTGGTCGTTGGGTTTTGCCATTACAGCCTCAAAAAGTCTCGGTTTCATAAAGGTCACTTCTCTACGTCTATGAAAATCAAGTCGCCGTCCGCCGATGCCGATTCCAATGCAGTGCCGAGTTTGCGGTTATAGAAAATCGTGTAGGTAGCTGAACCGCCTTCGTTCACCGGCTGATCCACTAGCTGCGTAACTTTGCCGTCTGCTGCGCTACAGACTGCTTTACCTCGGGCTATGACGCCGTTAGCTGTGACTTTGACTCTTCCGCGCTTAAGCACTGGGCACATTTCGCCTAAAGCAACGGTTTTGACAGCCACGCCTATGGCGTCGTCTCCACCCGGACTAGGCGAAACCTTGTCATCAGCACTCAAATACACAGGAGAGCCTTTGGTAACTGCAGCCTCAGCCTCAAAAGACTCTATGACAGCGTTGGGGTCGTCTGTCTCGCCAACTGCCATCCAGCTTTTGCCAGATCTATCAGTCATCCAAAATCAAATCTGTTTTCAGTTTTGAATTTCCCAAAGTTCGTCCTTTGGTACTCTTCCCCACAAAAGTGAGCGTAAACAAGGCTTAGCTGCCTCCCGCCTTCTGCTCTAACTGCTGAATTACTCTTCGCAGTTCTTGGCACATGCGCTGCGGTCCAAGACTCCAACTCCGCTGAACCATCGTCGAGGGCAAAACAGCTTCAACCATTTTGACTGCTTCAGAAACAGCGATCATTTTAGGAGGATTCTTCAACAAGCCACCACCCGGGACTTGTTTGCGCAGGTCCTCAATGGTCTTTTGCGCCTCAGTTAACATGCCTTCTGTTTGGGTTAGCTTTTCTAAAACTTGTACGTTTGTCTCGGGAATACCTGGCACTGCCACGAGGCTTAACTCGGCATTATGCAATCCATGCGGAACTTTGCCGTCCACAAGATCGACGGCTTCGTAGTCTGCGCCTACGCTGACGTGTTGGATTAGGCCTTTGCGGATTTTCTCAGCGGTTGCCTCGTCGTAGATTTCTGCTTCATACCAGAGGTTGTGGCCATCCCAATCGGTCTTTGTGACTTTTCCGATCGCGTTGGGAACTGCGACATGCTCGATGTAGACAGGTGCATTAGTTAGCTTGCTTGTGAAGGCTTGCAGCTCCTCCGCGGTGTAGATGTTGTGGTTTCGGCTCATGCCGCTGCACACGGCTACGCCCCGAATACTCAAGGGTTTATCAGTTATTTTCTCAAGAACCTGAAAAGGAAGAACAGTTGCCACGTGCTCTTTTACCCGCTTACAGTTAGTGCAGTTCTCTTGAGACATAACTCTGCAAACCTCTCACCAATCGCAATAAGGTAAAATTAGGCTTCTTTTGCTGAAAAAGGCTGTTGTTAAGCCTTATTAGACCTTAACAACAATTATTAAATATTAACAGACAGAAAAAAATAATGCAGGAGTCAGCGAATGCGAAAACATCCAGTAAGCATAGCCCTCTCGAACCGCATACTGCAAAAAATAGACCAAGAAGCCACACGGCAGAAAAGGTCAAGAAGCGAATGGATAGAACTACATTTTGAGACTTTATTCTTTGCTGAACAAAAAGTCAACGGATGAATACCCGCCTCAATTCACGACTATGAAAGAGCCCTCTCGCTGAATCTTACAGATGGCAGTTGATTAACTCAAAAAGAGCTTTATAGAAATCAATCAACAAGGGTAAAATTTTCAAATAACTAATTGGCGAGATACCAAAAATTATTAGGATAAAATGTACAACAGATCATCATGGAAAAAAATAATGACAAAAATGGCAAAATTCGAAACTTAGTTAATGAATACGACAGAAACCGTGCATTATTTCAAGAATACACAAAAATAATCCATCTTCTAATCGAAAATTTACTTAGAAAGAATAACGTTAAGGTTCAGACTATACAATGTAGGACTAAAGAAGTTTCTTCGTTTTACGAAAAATTGCTGAGAAAAAAGGAATTACAAGATAAGAAACTTTTTGAGATGAAGGACCTGTCTGGTTGTAGAGTTATTTTCTATTTTGACGAAAGCATTGAAGATTTTGTGAAGATTTTGTACAATGAATTCGAAATAATAGATGACGAAATGAAATCATCACCTAGTGAATATAATGCACGTCACATCGTTGTAAAGCTAAAAGAGAATAGGTCTAATTTATCGGAATATTCCGGGTTTAAAGAGCTGCTATGCGAAATCCAGCTCACCACAGTACTGTATCACGCTTGGTCAGAAATCCAACATGATATAATATACAAACCCAACAAAGAAATATTGGACTTTGATAAGCCTGCTTTTGATTACATAGATAATTACTTCAAAGAAATCATGGAAAAACATCTAAAAGAAGCCAGTAGAGGGTTCAGCTTCATTTTCTATGAATTTAATAAAATAAGAAGCGGCAAACTCATCATAAACCCTGACACGATTAATGCTATTTCGAAAAGCACTTCTAATAACGAAATGTATGTCTTCCTTAAATTGCTAAACGATTACATAGGTAAGTATTCGCAACAGTTACCTAAGGAGTATAATCTGGTTGATGCGCTAGAAGCCATTCTTAATTCTGCTGAGAGAAACCCCGTCGTTGACCGTAAAACAATTTTTGGAAATCTTAAAGGAATTACTTATTTGGATATAGCAGACTTGGTTTTAGATATTTTGGACAAGTATTATGATGTTTCCAACAATCTCCGCCTTATAATCAAGCTAAGCAAGCATGCAGAACTTCGAAGAAAATGTGAGCAAACACTTCAAAGAATCGGTTCATACAGGATTGGAATCATGAGTACATATGGATTTACCTTGCAAAAAATTGTCTTAGACTATTTTTTTGAACAAAAACCAGAATATCTAATCGAAAATTTGGACATAGTCTTGGCTACGATAAAGCCTATTGCTTCTCTTGAATG